TTCTCAGCGTTGAGGCTTTAAAAGTCAAACACAAGATCAACGCAGACATGACATCACGAGAATTGGAGGATGCAATTGGATCGGAAGTTTACAGTCGATCAGCTCAGCAAGAGTTTTGGGATGGCTATCATGGCCAACTCGTTACTGTTGTCGATGACTTCGGTCAGCTGAAAGACAGTGCTACCAATCCAAACATTGAGTACGACGAATTGATAAGGATTTCAAATTCGTTTCCGTACGCTTTGCACATGGCTCGACTAGAAGAAAAAGCTTCAAGCTTCTTCAAGTCTTGCTTGTATATTGCAACCACCAATCTCACGGCACTAACACCGCCGTTATTAGTCTGCCACGAGGCTATTCATCGCAGAATTCGTTTCTCCTACAATGTGCAAATTAAGGCTGATTGCGTCACCCCCAGTGGCAAAATTAAGCCCGAAATTGCACAAGGTCCATTGCGTAAAGACATCTACGAATTTCGATATTGGGACCCCGCAACTGGTTTAGTCAGCGGAGACCCAATGAGTTTCGAAGAAGTTCGCGACGCATTGCGAAAAGAGCTCAAATTGAGAGAGCACAAAGGAAAATCGGAGATGAATTCTTGCATTGATTACGCCCGTGAAATTTTGGCACAAAGCCCCGAAGATGAGAAGTTGGCCGTAGAAGTTGCCATGGCTGAGCAAAAAGCGAAGATGGAGAAGACTCGAGCCAAAGCCAAATACGTAGCCCGAGTCAAAGCCGACTACGAGAGAGCCGAAGCATTTGAAAAAGCCACTCGGCCACCCCCTGCCTCAGAGGTTCCACTCCCTGAGGATGCATTTCAAGTGAAGCCCGATGAAGACACGGACTATCACGTAACAGCAATTCGCAACATGAGCATCAAAAATGCGATTGCTTATCTTTCGAGCCAAGTTCTACCAAGAAGAATTGGTCATTACATCAATAGAGCTTTCCACAAATATGATCCACTCGAAGACATGTCACTCGACGTTAAGGCGCACGCAAAAGACATCAAGGAAAC